GTGGTAACGCATTTTTTGATCATGGTAATATTGGTGACCTATCATCTAGATTTAATGCAGCAGACGCATCACCAAAACCATTTGATCTAGTTCATCCTACTAGAGGAGAAGGACATAGACTTAGATACGCATGTATTGAAGGACCTGAGGTTGCAGTATATTTTCGTGGTAGATTAAAAGGATCGAATACTATTTTACTTCCATACTACTGGACTGATCTGGTACATGAAGATAGTATTACGGTACAATTAACTCCTATTGGTACATGTCAAAAATTATATGTCAAAGAATTTGATAATAAAATGATTACGATTCATAGAGGACATGGCAAAGAGGACAAAGAAATTGATTGCTTCTATCATGTATATGCAGAGAGAAAAGATATTAACCCATTGATTACTGAATACGAAGGTAATAGTTGGAAAGATTATCCTGATCCACATCATTACTCTGATGACTTTGAGAATCGTAGGTACGATCATCCAGACTTTGCAGGTCCTCCAAATACTAAAACAAAATGACAAAGGTGATTTATATTGAGGATGATTTTTTAGATCCTAAACTTTGTAAACCATTCATAGATTTATATGATAAGCGTGATAGTTTTCTTGAGACAGTAACACATTCAAATCCAAACGAGGGTCTAACAAAGAATCCAGAGATACCTAAGTTTGAGTTTGATGCTAATTATGGAGCAAAATACTTAGGTGGGAAGGTTGATCCTGTTGATCTTACAAGTTCAAAGGATAAACTTTTTAGTAATGTCATTATGGATGTAACTAGAAGATGTAACACTTTTGATGAGAACGCAAAATTACAATATGTTGGTGTTGTAAGGTGGCCAATAGGGACATTCATGAAACCTCATATTGATGATAATAGTATTCATGAACCAGATATATTTGCAGCGATGGTTTATCTAAATGATAACTTTACAGGAGGTTCTACTTTATTTGAAAATATAGAGGTAAAACCAAAGGCAGGAAAACTATTAATATTTTCAAACCATGAACATCTACACTATGTAAGTGAGGTTGGTGGTGCTGAGAGATTTGTATTATCATTCTGGTATCATATATAATGTAGTTGCCCTTGACGGTATGATACTATCATGCTATAATGGTATTTTCTGGTTACATCATTCTATGAATAATGACGAATACATTTCAAGAGTTGTAGTAAATGTTCAAAAAAGAACAGTGAACTGCATTTCTTCTGATGGTGAAGAAAAACTCGTGAAGTGTAAAAAACCTCAAGAGTTTGTAAATGTACTAGAATTTTGCAAAACAGTCCTTGATCCTCAAGACATCTGTTATGAGGAGGTGAAGGTTGCAGCTCCGTAAAACCCACATGGATCAAATAAAATGGAAGAGAAACCCGATCTTGCACCATCTTCATACGAACCAGATGATGATGCTCGTGACTTCATAAGGTCACACATGGAGTTTATTGAGATACAGAAAGATAAGATAGTTCATAGAGATCCAAGTGATGAGATAATAAAGATACACACCACCCACAATGATGGGTGCTAATACCATGATAACACCTAACTGGAAACATCATAGTAAAAAAGAATTAAAAAGATCCCTCAAACCACAAGCACTCAGGGCAGCAAAAAAGCGAAGAAAAGTGCTTATCTCTAGATTAATGAAAAAATGATTTTACCACTGCACTTTTATCCTTATTGGACAGTCTATGACGAAATGGGTCAAAAATATTGTGATTGTAGTCACGAAGAATATGCCCAAAGAACTGTATGGTTACACGCAGAGTATCAAAACGAAACATTTACTTATAAAAGAATAAACGCACCAAAACCATTACCACCACATATCATTGATGTTGATGCAACTTTAGAGGGAGAACTACCAGGTCAGCAAGGATTACCTAGTGCCAATAAGTTACAAGAAGGTGCAGTAGAAAGATTGCATGAAGACATAAGAAAAGAGTTGCAAATGTCAGAATTGCACGAAATTTAAGCCTATATAGTTGTAGATAATAATACTCAAATAATGAAGAAAATTATTCCCTTCATTATGATAGCAGCAACTGGACTCCTTTCTACTCCAGTTAAAGCAGATTTGACTCACCGATTGTCTACGAGTACACAACTCAGTGTGGACGGGGCTGCAACACAGTCTTCACGCATAGGATCAACCTATACCGTAAGTGGTAGTAATATCACCGCAGGTACATTAGGTGGTCTTACAAAAGCAAGTGGTGACAACGCTGCAACAGCAGCAGCGACACAAACACAGGGATCTTATAGTGTCACAACAGCAGGATCGGCTTTCAGCCTTTCCGAGAGTTTCGTAATGGGGGACGCTGTAAATCCAATAGGATCAGGTGTAGATGTTAGCAGTGGTATTGTCGCAGACATGCCCGCTTACGGAAGCGTTGTAACTCAATCTGGTGGTGTAGCAGGTAGTCTTGCAGGTACTATTACCTCAGCAGGTGTGATGACACTAACAGCAGGTGGAGCAGGTACAACAGCTACTGGACAATTTGTGTCAGAAATTACCATAGATTAGTTATGACACATGAACATGAATCTGAAGAAGCTTGTTCTGGGTGTGGGTGCATTTGCCCTGACTGCGAATGCCCCGATTGCGATGTCTGTTCCTGTTGTGCCTAATTTCCAACAGGGCAGTATGACAAGCCGCACCGAGACAACTTCTACGGTGCAAGAAACCATAAATTCAATTGATTATCGTACAGGATGGGAGTACTCAGTAACGGGAGTAGGAGTAGACAACAACGGGGAAAATCTAAATCCTCCAGTGACTACATCAACAGTATCGGTGACACCAGGCGTGTCAGCGACAAATGGCAACGGGATAATAACGGGAAGCGTAACATCTTCTTTCGACTCGTTAGACTTCTCACAACCAACAAACTTTACAATAACAGATCCGACAGGTGCGTTCCAGTTCACTCAAAGTTACCAAGGACCTGGTATGACGAACCAAACAATAATACAACGGACAACCACAATAGAAAGCGTCACCGACACAACAAGCACATTTACGCAATAGCGACCATAGGTAGTCTTCTATCACCAAATGTCGCACTTGCTGAAGGCGTAGGAGGCGTGTCGGCCACAGCTAATCCAATAGCTAATTCGTCTGGTTCTGTGACGAATCAAGCTATACAGGTCCTACAGGGTCCGTACATAACTAATACTTATGGTGGTGGAGTGCAATGTCAAGGAAGTACATTCAATGTAACACCATATATTCAATATGCAGATAGTAGAAAACATCCGTGGGAAGATTTTTATAATGAACCACAATATAATGTAACAGATATAAGTGGTAGAACAGTAGAGCAAACAATAACAGTTAAGAATTATCCGTGGGAATCATGGTATGACGATCGAACTAAGGCAGATGGCACTAGATGGTTTCCTGATGGCGAAGATATGGAGATTACAGTTGATGTCCCTGCAGGTGATGGTGTACCAGACGCAGTGCAAAATGGTAACTTAGAACCAACTTGGTTCAAACCAGTCAGGACTGACATGAAGGCAAATCAAAGTTTTAACTTTGGTGTCTCTGCAACATTGTCAATACCTATGAATAGGAAATTACAAAAGCAGTGCCAAGAGGCAGCACAGGCACAGATAAATCTAGCAACTCAAGTTGTATCTAATAAAAGACTTGATTTTGAATTGGCAAGATTAAAAAATTGTGGAGAACTTAAAAAACAAGGTATATTTTTCCATCCTAAATCTCAATACGCTGCTATATGTGCTGATGTAGTTGTTACAGCACCAGGCGGTATGGTTATACCACATGAGCATAACCTACCACAACCCAAATGGATTAATCCTTCTTCTTCACCTTCTGACCAATCGGAGGTAGACCTCTCGACTTCCGATATTCTTGGGTTACCCATTCAGATCGGGACATCCTCTTCTCAGGACGACCAAACTTCTTCTTCACAGCAGTAATACCTTTCTTAACAACAGGTTTTACAACTTTTAGAAGCAAGTCTGCTATTGGTTTAGCAAACAAGGCAGATACAGTAGCGACTGTTGCTATGGTTGCTGTTGTTGATACAGTTTCTATAGAAGGTAAGAATTGTTGCACTGCAGGAACTGGTTCCCAAATTGTCTCACAAATTTTACCATCAGGTGTTAATTTGTACTCTTTTATCTGTTCTTTCCCAGTTTGTGACCTATCACCTATTCTTCTAGCATTAGGAGGAGGACACTCTACTTCTTTTGGAGGTATTGGTGTATCAGGTGTTTCTGTATTTGAGTCTGGAGGAGGAGGTGGATCACCCGTATTTACTGGAGGAGGTTCTTCTTGTTCTACTTTTACTGTTTCCCATGTTAACCCATCTGATTTATAGTCAGCAGGTTCGTAATAAGGCATCCCACCGTCACATAATACAATATTACCTTTGGGGTCGTCATCTACTAATACCTTGTTCTTATTGCCTTCCTTCCGACTGGAATTCTCACGATTTATCTTCACGCAACCAGGTATATCCACAATTGGAGTTCCAATCTCAGTAGTTACTGGGACTCTTTGTGGAATCGCTGTTGGAGGATTTATCACCCAAACACGAGTATCACCTATGTTGACTTCACTAATTCTACTAAAGTCTATTTGAATACCATTTAGGTTAATGTAGGGAATTGACATAATACTGCTACAACTAAGGCAGTCCAGAAAATTTTAGGAATACGACTTAGGGGAATGTATGGGGATTTTTTATATACTAACATTACTTCATGGTAGTTCATACCGCTACTCCTGCATATGCAAATGTTGGTAGGCATATGATTGAAGCAAAAATAATGCTTAATATGATTGCTGAGCTATACTTCATTTTCTTTGGAGTTAGATTTGATACCTTTTTCTGCAGCATACAGTGCGAATGATTTAGTTGCTAAACCTTGCATTGTTTCTTTAATTGCTTGAGTGTCTGCATCAGAACAAATGTCCTGTTCAAAACATCCTACCACAGTCCCTGCTACTATGGCAAGTTCTGCGACCACTACTGCAAATACTAGACGGAATGCCCATAGACCACCGTTAAATCCTTTGATTGCTTTCATTTTGGTAAGTTATTTTTGTAATTTTTGGGTACTACAGATCCTTTCACAGGACCTGAAGTCTCAGGCCAAGCATTTTGCAATTGCTTAAAGACCTCTTCAGCAACTACTTGCCTAATTTGCTCAATTTGTGCATCCTGTCTTTTTTGAGGACCGTTACTATAATGGTCAATCGCTTGATTGCCACCAACCACAAGACCTGTTCCTACAACTGTTGCAGCAGTAACGCTAGTTGTTACTTTTTGAAAATCCATAATATTAGTATGCGTGAAGTATTTATCTAAGGCTAAATAACTGCAGCAACCTGTATCTACTGAGAGTGAGATGCCATTAAATAAGCTAGAAAATTTTATAAAGAATACCGAGGGTAGAATCCTCTATGTGAATCCAAATGATTTGGACTCTACAGATAGTATTACAAATCAAGGTAACTCTTTAACCAAACCTTTTAAAACAATTCAAAGAGCTCTTATTGAGTCTGCGAGATTCTCATATCAGTCAGGTATTGATAATGATGAAACTGATAAGACAACTATATTAATATATCCTGGCGAACATGTTATTGATAATAGACCAGGTTTTGCTATCAAACCAGATCCTACAGATGCAACCAGAGCATTATCAGTATCACCTGCAGGTGCAGAAACACTCGCTTCACTAACTTTTGGATTAAATCTTACTAGCGAATTTGATTTAACAGTAGAGAACAATGTATTATATAAGTTCAACTCAATTTATGGTGGTGTAATAGTTCCTAGAGGTACATCCATAGTTGGTATGGATTTGAGAAAGACTAAGGTAAGACCTCTATATGTACCAAATCCCACAGATGATTTTGTACCAAATTCTGCTATAATGAGGATAACAGGTAACTGTTACTTCTGGCAATTTAGTTTCTTTGATGGCGATGAAAATGGTTTAGTATATACAGATCACCAGAATTTTGATGAAGCAAATAGATCAAGGCCGACATTCTCTCATCATAAACTTACTTGTTTTGAGTATGCTGATGGTGTTAATGAGGTAGAGGGATTTGAGGCAGCAGGTACAGACCTAAGTATGTACTATTATAAGTTGAGTTATGCTTATCAAGAACCAACGGGTCGTCCAGTAAACTTTGAATGGCCGAATGTAGTAGGTGATTTTGATAAAGTTAGACCAGAATTTGAGATCGTTGGTGCATTAGGTAATGACCCTCTCATCATATCATCTATTTTTGCGGGTGATGGTACTACAGCAACTACTCAGGTAACTGTCACAACAACTTTACCTCATGGATTAACTGCAGGTACACCAATTAAAATTAGTGGTGTCAATGTTACACCTTATAATATATCAACATCTGTACAATCTGTACAATCTGAGACTAAGTTTACATATTTAATACCTGCTGTCCCTGCTAATTTACCTGCTACACCTACTAATATTAGTGCAGCAAGGGTGACAATTGAATCTGATACAGTAAAAGGTGCATCACCTTATATCTTTAACTTATCACTTCGTTCTGTTTATGGTATGAATGGAATGTTGGCAGATGGTGCAAAAGCAACAGGTTTCAGATCAATGGTTGTTGCTCAGTTCACTGGTATCTCACTACAGAAAGATGACAGAGCATTTGCGAAATATAATAAAGAGAGTCGTATCTATGAGTCAATACCATATTCAAAAACTACAGGTGCTACATTAAGTGCAGAGTCAAGTTCTACTGACCCAAATACAGTATATCACTTAGATAGCAGTGCAATATATCGAAAGGGTTGGGAACAAACTCATGTCAGGATGGATAATGATGCAGTCATGCAGATTGTGTCCGTGTTTGCTATTGGATTTAATGGTCATATCAAAGGTGAGGGTGGATCTGACGCATCTATCACCAACTCCAACTCAAACTTTGGACAACATGCTTTACTATCAGGTGGATTCAGACCAGATGCTTTTCCGAGGGACGATCAAGGATATATTACACACATAGTTTCTCCTGAGTTTGTATCAACTTTTGATGAAGATATAGACAAAATATCTTATTTCCAGTTAGATGTAGATAAAACAAAGCAAGCAGGAATATCATCACACTTATATCTCGCAGGATTTGATAGAGAAGATGTACCACCACTTGCATTAACACAGGGATATAGATTAGGTGCAAACTTAAACGAAAAATTATATGTGTCAATAGGTGGAACTGAGTTTGGTTCTCCAGTTTACATGCCAGAGAATATAACCGTAGGTGTTCAAACTGCTAGTATTGGAATCAACTCTCATCAAGGAACTAAATTTAGTCCTGCATCAGCACCTAATACCAATTTTGAACTAGCAATTAACGATATTGGTATTATTGATGGTGAGACAGTTCGTGTTATAAGTGAGGATGGTGATTTACCAGAGGGATTAGAACCAAACAGAGTTTACTTTGCTATCAAACCTACACCAACTGCATTAAAATTAGCAAGCACATTTTCAAATGCTGTAAATGGTATTCCCATATCAATTTTCGGTGGTACTAATTTAAGAGTAGAAAGTAGAGTAAGTGATAAGAATCCAAATGATATTGGACATCCAATTCAATTTGATGATACTCAGCAAAACTGGTATGTATTGAGTGAAAATAATTCTAACCTATTTGATCAAATTAAGAATAATGATTATGTTAAAAATGATGATAAAACAGATTCATCATACTTTAAGAGATTTGAAGATCGTAGAGGTATTGATAACAAATTATATAAAGTTCGTTATGTAATTCCAAAAGAAGCAAGTAACTCAAGAGATCCCGTAGAAGGATTTATTTTGCAGCAATCTGCTTCAACTGGATTTGCAAAAACATCTGACGCTACTAAAACTACAATTACTCAAGAAGATAATAATTTCAAGAGAAATTACGGGTTTATCGCAACAACTAGCGAAGTTGGTGGTACAGTAACAGTCAGAGTAGAGAAACCACATAAAGTAAGAGAGGGTCAGATGGTACTGGTCGAGAATGTTCTTGACAGTAATAACCCTACAGGTGTTGGAAAGAAAGGTTATAATGGATTCTATACTGTAACTGCAGTTCCCAATAGCATGGAGTTTCAGTATAAAAATGTAGATATAGATGGTGATGTAAAAAATACTGGTAACTTTATAGACAATACTGCAACTAGAGATCAAGGTTTACCTAGATTTGCTGTAAAGGATAATAAAGGTAACTTTGATGTTTACAGATCGACTGTACTAAAACCTTATGTTAAAGATGAGACTGATGGTGTATATCTACTAGAAATTTTAGCATCTGATTATTCACCACCTGGCGAATTTTCAAATCAAAAATACAGTCAACAGGTTAGTGATTTTTATCCACAATTAGATAGAGATAATATAAGAAAGAATCCACCTGCAACAAAATCATTTGCTAGAAGAACTCCTCTGGGTAAGGTTGACTCTAACAACTTACTTAACTCAGCAACCAGAGAAGCAATAGATAAATTTGCACAAAACTTTGGTTTAGGTATTGGTGTTTCTAGTGTTTCACCAGTATCAGCAGGTATTGTAACAGTTCAACTAACAGATCAACATTCTCTCAATGGTATTGCTGATTTTGATAATCCCTCATTTATGAGTAGTGGTACAGGATTTGCTACTACAGATAAGTATAATGTAAGATTATTAGATGGAGGACAAAATTGGAATGGTGCAACTGCACACATTACAGTTGGTGTTGGTTCTACTGCAATAACCACATTTGAAATACAATCGCCTGGTTCTGGTTATCAAGGTGGTGAAACATTATTCCCTGAGAATTTTGTAGGAGCATCAATTGGAGTTCCAACCACAGGATTAATCAGTGGTATTAATGACACAATTCAAGTCACAGGTATTGGTCAAACTGTTGGTGGATATTTTAGAATTGTAAGTGTCCCTTCTAAGAGTAGTATCGCTATCGCTGCTACAACAGGAGATCCAACTATATTAGCAGGTCAATATGTCTTTAACTCAGGTCCTTCTGTTGCCATAGCATCCACTCAGTTTGATGCAACAACAGGATTAACAACATTTACCACAACATTACCTCATGGTATTAGGCAAGGATCACAGTTTACATTGGTAGATAACAATAATAATAAAGTGGGTGACTACTATAGTAATACTATTTCAAATCCTAATCAGTTTACAGCAAAAACAGTTACCGATCCAGTATATGTTGCAGGATTCAGAATCTTACCACATGCTTTCTCAGACAATAATCAAGCAGTTAATGTCAAAGAGGCAATAGGTTCTCGATACTTCAAGTTATATGGAAATGATACTGTTGGACTAACAACTGATGTTGTAACTACAACTACAGCGTTCCCAGTTCAGCATGCTAGTGGTATCGGAACTGCAAATAGATTCCAACTAGGAGATTACTTAGAGATTGATGAGGAGATCATAAGAGTATCTGCTACAGGATTAAGTGGAGCAAATAATGATTCTCTTACTGTTCTTAGAGGACAGTTGGGAACAGTTCCTAAGAACCACAAAATTAATTCTCAAATTAGAAAACTGAATACCCTAGCAGTGGAGGGTAGAAGACCGTCCATACTAAGGGCATCTGGACACACATTTGAATATCTTGGTTATGGTCCTGGTAACTATTCTACTGCATTGCCACAGGTTCAAAATAGAACTCTAACTGAGACAGAGGAATTCCTTGCTCAATCACAAAACAGAGGTGGTGGTACAACTGTTTATACTGGACTGAACAACAGAGGTGACTTCTTCATTGGAAACAAGAAGATTAACTCTGCAACTGGACAGGAAAAATCATTTGATATTCCTATTCCTAGCATAACAGGTGAAGATCCTTCCGCAAACTCTGTTGTATTTGATGAAGTTACTGTTAAACAAAGATTGAATGTTGAAGGTGGTACAGGTCAAAATATACTATCTCAGTTTGATGGTCCTGTTACATTTACAAATGACATATCTATGACAGGTAAAGTTGTATCTAGTGGTAGTATTGAACTAGCAGGTACAATAGACTTTACAGGTGAGTTCCCTAATGGTGCTGTTGTTAACAATGTGATAGTCGGTGTTGGTACTAACAAAACTGAGATCACAACTAAAACCAATACAGGTGATTTAATTCTTAATGCTTCGCCAGGTTTTAGAGTTGCAATTGCAACTGAAACACAGTATGATGCACCAGTAATTTATAATCAACTGGTACAAAATACAGGATTCACAACATTTAGTGGTGATGTATTCTTCGCAGGTGCAGGTGCAACATTCTGTGGAGGACCTTTACATGTTTGTGATGACATTGTTGCGTTCTATGGTCAAACATCTGACATATCATTAAAAGAGAATATATCACTATTAGATAATCCTCTTGCTAAAGTTATGCAAATTCGTGGTACTGAATATGATTGGAAGGAAGGTAACAAAAACTATTCTGGACATGATATTGGTGTGATTGCACAAGACATTGAGAAGGTTTTACCCGAAGCAGTATCAACTAAACCTGATGGAACTAAGGGTGTCCACTACAACAAATTAATACCTCTACTAATCGAGGCAGTCAAAGATCTTTCCAATAAGGTTGATGACATTAAAGATAAATAACTTACAGGGTTTTACCTACTTAAAATAATGCCAAGTAATTATAAAACAGTAATTAATTTCAGAGATGGTATTCAAGTTGATACTGATGATCTGATTTCTAATAATGGTCTGGTAGGTATTGGTAGTACCATACCTCGACAACAGTTAGATGTCCGTGGTAATGTAATAGTATCTGAAAATTCTGAATTTAATAATGTAAAAGTTACGGGAATATCAACATTTCAGAATGATATTGCTGTTAGTACGGGAGCATCAGTTGGTATAGGAACATCCGTTCCAGAGGCAGCATTTCAAGTAGGTGTAGGGACAACTGGATTTACGGTATCAGAAACAGGTATAGTAAATGCAATTCAATATTTTGGTGATGGATCACAGTTAAAGAACATCCCTGCTTCAGTTTGGGTAAATCCTGGTGCAGGTAATACGATATATTCCTTAAAAGATGTTGGTATTGCTACAGAGCAACCTAGAGGTGGTGCAGATTTTGGTGTAGGTCATGAGATATTCTTTGATGGTGAAAGTGGTATTGGTACATTTGAAGGGATAGTAACAAGAAATATTACAGTATTAAATCAAACAGGTGCAGGTCAGGGTAATGTAAATGCTGAGGTTGGTACATTCTCATCCATCTCTGTATTTTATCAGGTTACTGCCCCAGAATTCATAGGAACTGCAACTAACGCAACATTAGCGGATAATGCACAAGGATTAACTGGTTCACCAGACATAACTGTTAATAATATTTTAGGTGTAGGAGGAACATTCTCAGGTATTTCAAGTTTCTCTACATTACAAGTATCAGGTGGAATCGTAGGTAGTAATGGTATAATTACAGCAAATACATTTAGTGGAACTGCAACCACAGCGTCTAATGCAGCGATTGCATACGCATTGGCAGGTGATCCAGACATACAAGTAGATTCTGTTGACATCAATGGCACAGCACCTACATTCCTTAGAGGTGCAGGTGTTAGTACAGTAGGAGAAGATTTAATTGTTGGAGAATTCTTAGGAGTAGGACTTACTGAATCTGCTATTGGTGATGCTGCAGGATTTATCGGCACAGTCAGAGTTCACAATGGAGATTTAATATTAGGTGGAAGTATATCAATTGGTGGTAGTTTAGTTGGTACAGTTGAATTAGGTTCTACACAAAATATAAATGTACTGAATGTCGGTGCAGGTCTATCAGTTGCAGGTATATCAACATTTCAAGGAACTGTAACAGGTGGTGCTGACTTTAATGTAACAGGAACAGTAACCGCACAAGAATTAGACGCAACATCTAGTTCAAATATAGGTGGAGGACAAACTATTGGTGGTAGTCTTGTAGTTGGTAATTCCGTAGCAGGTTCTTCCGTATCAATATTAAATGGTGGTGGATTAATTGTTGGTTCTGGCATCACTATGAATGGTGCTATTGTTGGAGCAACAGATATACAATCATCAGGAGATTTACAGACAGGAAATATAGTTGGACAAAATATCACAGGTTCTAATCTTAATGTCGCAGGTATTTCTACATTAGGTGCTGCTGAGTGTAGTACCTTAGATGTAGCAGGTAGTTTAAATGTAACGGGTATTGGAACTATATCTACGGGTGTTATTGAAATTGATGGACTAACAGGTGTTGTATCTGCACTAGGATATAAAGCAACTGGAGTTAGCACATTTAACGATATATTAGTAACAGGTGGTCAAAACACACAAATATTTGGACAATATATTGGTATTAATACTGCACAAAAACAAATAACTGATGGTCTTGAAATATATGCCACACAGTCAGAAATCTTTTTAGATCCTGATAGTCAGGGTGTTGGTATTGGTTCTACATCTGGAGACAGAATAGACAACAGTAAATTATATGTTGGTTATGCTAGATTACCAGGCACAAATGAGTTAGAGGATGTAGTAAGTATATTTGAAAGTGGTAGTATAGGAATTGGAACTACAGCAGTTGCAGCAACATCTAATGGTGTTGAAAATATAGAAATATACAGGAACATCAAACTATATGGAGATCATACAGGTATTGGTGGTACTGTTGGTATGGGTACTAACATAGTTCAGATTGGTTTCAATACTGAGCAACCTGGCGGTGCATTAGATATGCGAAATGCAGGAGGTCCTCTATGCCTACCAATTTGCGAAGGAAATACAAACAACAGTGGTCAGTCATTCTTCCATAGTGACGGAGATCAAACTGGTAACCTATGGTTTAGTAGGCATGATATGACCCTGAGACTTGGTATGGGTCAAGGTGATGGTAACTTTATAGGAATACTTACAGAAACATTTGGTAAAACACTTAATGATTTTGTATCAGTCAGAGGATTTAAAGGTCCTATATTTGAGAGTGAAGCAAATAAAACTGCACAAACACCATTTGAACCCTCAGATGAACCAGTTGGTTGGTCAACATCTAACATGGGTTATTTCTCACCTACTCATCAACTTCAAGTATATTGTGCAGACGATCAGTGGAGATCATTAGTAGGTAGTGCAACCACTGGTTACGAAATAATTACAGTAGGAAATACTGCGGTGCTAAATCTAGTTGGAGTAGGTTCTATTGTACTAGGTTCATTCAGTTAATGTTATGGCAGCACCAGATTGGTCAAATACCACACAAAGACTATTAAAAACATCACAATATCCAAATAATACTGAGTATTCATTTGGTACAATCAGGGCAGCGATAGGTGATACATCTAAATCCATATCTGCATCTGAAATGTTCAGAGTTACTGATATAGATGCACCATATAATTTCCCTGCACATCCTACATCTAGTACACCTCATTTACCATACATTTTAGATGCTGTAGAAAATGTAGGAGTTCCTACAAGTGGTGCTATCTCACCTCAAGATGTTAAGGACATTATAAAAGAATATTGTATAGAACAAGATCCAAACGCAACTGAACAACAATTTGATGTAGGTACACTTACAGGACCAGATACACCAACTAATAATGTAAACTGGGGTAATAATCTTAATAGAAATATAACTAAACTCTTAAAAATTAGAGGTAGGATGGTATCGGATCAAGTCAGCGTCCCTGCTGTATCCATTGCCAGTTCTGCATCATCTAATCTTAATATATTTGTTGCTAATTCCCCTGCAGGTATGGGTATCATGGCAGCAGGTGGAGCAAAAGGTGTTGGTTCTGGACAACCTGGCGGTCATGCTATTAATATTACTAATCCATCTGCACCCCCATCTAGGGTTGTATTTGTAGAGTGTGAGGGTTCAACTTCTAAAATCTGGGCAGGTGGCGGTGGTGGATATGACGGTATAAACGGTGTGCCTGGTTCACCTGGCACTGCTAATGTCACGCCTGGTTCGCCTGGTGCAGACGGATCGCCTGGTTCAGACGGTCAAGACGGATCGCCTGGTTCATCTGGTTCTGATGGATCGCCTGGTGCAGATGGTCAACCTGGCACACCTGGTTCACCTGGCACACCTGGTCAACAAACTTGGACATCATATAAGTGGCAGAGGGTAGCAGGTACAACACAAGAAACTATTTTAAGTTATAGTCAAAACTGTTCAAGACGCAGAGAATGGTGGTCAAGGTATCCTAGTTGTCAAACTACAACTCAAGCAACTCAGCAAACTAAGAATACTAGAACAAATCAACAATACGCAGTACAAAACCGTGCCAATATGTCAGGTGGTGCGGGCGGAGCTGGTGGATCTGGTGGGCAGGGCGGATCTGGTGGAGGCGGTGGATCTGCAGGGTACGGTGGATCTAAAGGATTCGGTGGCACAGGCGGACAGGGCGGATCGGGCGGAATAGGTGGATATAATGGTGTAGGAGGAACTAGAGGATTTGCAGGGTCAGGATCAGCAGCAAGAGGATGGAATAATCTCTCAGGTACATTAACCAGTTCTGGAGGAACACCTGGCACACCTGGCACACCTGGCGGGGCAGGAACACCTGCTACAGCAGGGCAACCTGGCACAGCAGGGACACCTGGCACATCTGGAGGAAGTGGTACAAGTGGCGGATCAGGTTCAGCAGGGACACCTGGCACAGCAGGGCAACCTGGCGGTTCTGCTCAAGGTGGTAGTGCTACAGATGGGCAACCTGGTTCACCTGGCACAGATGGGCAACCTGGCGGTGATGGTTCAGATGGGACACCTGGCACAGATGGGACACCTGGTTCACCTGGCACACCTGGTTCACCTGGCACAGGTGGTGGTGATGGGCAACCAGGAACGCCAGGAACGCCTGGTACACCTGGTGTTGCAGGTGGTGACTGGGGTAAATCAAATCCTGGTGGAGGTGCTGCAGGAAGGGCAGTTAATGGTAATAAATATCAAGTGATACCAAATGGAGGAGACATTAGAGTAATCTTCTAATTTTTTATGGCATATTATCCTATATTACCTCATCCAACTTATGATGAGTGCGATTTTGCAACTTGGGAAGATGGATTCACACAGGAAGAGTGTGATAAAATCATTCAACTAGGTGAGTCTAGTAAGGCACAGACTTCTACAGTGGGTGGTGACCCAGAGCATCAAGATACAAATACAGAAATAAGAAAGTCGTTAAACTCTTGGATTGGTTTAAATAACGATAGCGAATGGATATATCAAAGGTTATCAAATATAAGTAGGTGTCTTAACGGATTACACTGGAGATTTGACATATCTTGTTTTAGTGAGGATTTACAATACACCAGATATAATTCTGATGGTTGTTTCTATGGATGGCATATAGATAATGGTGTGAAAGGATCAGAGCATCCTCAAAGAAAACTGAGCATCACCTTACAGTTGTCAGATGGTGACGAATATGAGGGTGGTGATTTTCAGATTCATTCAAGCAAACTATCCACACTTCCAAAGAAAAAAGGTTTAATTGTTGCCTTTCCAAGTTATTCGTTACATCAAGTGACACCTGTAACTAGCGGAAGTAGGAAAAGTCTGGTAGTATGGTTATGTGGTAAACCGTTCCAATAAGAAAAGTGGCACATCCTATCTCGCACAAAGGGTATAAAATGGTGTATAATAGAGATATGAAGAACACACATCTCGAACACCTAGAAGATAATATACTCAATGGTTCTCCAGAAGAAACTGTTGATTTTTTAAAATCATTTGGTTATATGCTGACAGGCAAACAATCAAATCTTAAGATCAGTACTAAGTGGGACGGTGCACCTGCAATTATTTGTGGTATTGATCCACAGACTGATAGATTTTTTGTTGGCACTAAATCAGTATTCAATAAGTTCAATCCTAAAGTTTGTTATACAGAGACAGATATAGATTTATATTATTTTGCACCCGAAGATAAAGGGTTAGCAGACAAACTTAAAACATGTCTTAAGTATCTACCTACACTAGGTATCAGAGGTATGGTTCAAGGAGATTTATTATTTACTAATGATACAAGATATGCAAATTTAGATGGAGAAAGATATATTACTTTTACACCTAATGCTCTTACTTATGCTGTACCAGTTGACTCACTCAAAGGTATTAGTATTACTGAGGCAAAGTTAGGTATTGTATTTCACACAGTTTACTTAGGAGACACCATACAAACTGCTACAGCAGCAGTAAATGCACCTCTAAGAATACCTAGCACTGCTGAGTGTTATGTTGCAGATGCTAACTTTGTAGATGAGTCTGGTATTTGCAAGTTCAATGTGCGTGATAGTGCCAAGTACACTGCTCTAATCAATCGTGCAACTGGTTCACTAAAAAAATCTAGTAAGTTCCTTAAACTCATTCATGAGTATGGCACATCTAAGTTTTTGATGGCAACACTATTCAAACAGTATTTCAATCAGAGAATTCGTACTGGTAAAAATATTGTTGATACTAAAAGAGTTGCAGGGGACTTCGCAATATTTTACTCTAACAAAATGGAGGAAGAGATCAGAAGTAAAAAAACTGAAACAAGTAAGAAAAGATATAGACACATGAGAGAAATGGGTCTAAGATTCATACAACAAAATGAGTTAGAAATATATTTTGTATGTGCATCTTACATATCAGTTCGTACTGCTAAAAGTATGGTTATCAAACAGTTGAACAAAGTAGATAAGATAAAAACATTTGTAAATAATGTACCTAGTCAACCAGAGGGATATGTGGTATCCTATAAAGGGACTAATCTAAAATTTATTGATGATGAGTTCCGTCAAGCAAACATTACCGTTGTAAAATCATGGGCAAAGTAGTGCATAACACTAAAACAAGTTTGAGGGAAGAAGCAAAAGTATTCTTGCCACAAATAAAAGAATTATATCCTGACATAGACGATACCTTGCTTGATAGAGTATCCAAGTGGTGTGTGGTTTATTCAGATAGTAATAAACTAGAGGATGTGAAAGTGGCAATTGGAAGGTGGAAAGAAACATTTGGGGAAAAATTATGAAAAATCCTACATTTAAGGACTTTATCAAAGTAAGAGAATATATTACTTTAAAGTATGATTATTATGCTAGGTTGGGTAGGTTTGTAGATTTATCTCCAGAAGAGAGAATTGAACAAGAATCTTGTTGGAAATTAATTAGAGAGATAAAAGGTTTTATGGACAATGTAGAGGAAAATTTTGAAGATCCAGATATGATGTTTGATTTTCTACTTGACGATAAAGTTATTCCATTTAATGCTTTACAAAAAGATGATGAAGTTTAAAGTTTATGATGATTTTATAAGTCCCAGTTATCAAAAAATAATAGAAAAACAACTATTAAGTCAAGAGATAGCGTGGTCATGGCGAGATTCTATGGACTACAAGGGCGAGAAAGGTGGTTATCCACAGTTTATTCTTAATATATTTGAGGACAATCGTATATGGGACATGCCCCTGTATCATACCTTAATTGGAATGATGAGTGAAATAGTAGATGGTATATTATTAAACTATCAACCAGTTAGAATTAGAGGTATATTACAGACACCAATAACTAAAAAATTACCACACTATCCACCGCATACTGATACCACAGATGCAGGTGGTTTTAGTGCTATATATTATGCTACAGATTCTACTGGCGATACCTATCTATTTGATGAATGTGATTTGAATGATAGAGTAGAAATTGACAGACATAATCATGAATGGAAACCAGTGGATCAAGTGTCACCAAAAAAAGGTAGATTGATAGTATTTCCCTCGAATTATTATCATGCAGGATCACCGACTCAAAGTGAGAGAAGAGTCCTAATCAATTTTAATTTCTTTCCTATAAAATGAGTAGAAAAATTGCCATAGTTGGAGCAACACCCGAAGCATTTATTCAACTTGGATTATTAGTCAACAACAGAAGATATGATGCTAGGGAAAAATATGGTGATGATGAGTTCACCTTAATACATGACCCTGACAAAGTATATCCATACATGTTAAGTGGCATAGGAGTTGCCTTTCAAGAAATATTAGAGAGAGAAATATTTTTTACGAAAAGAGTCCTAGAAAAATATTGTGATGGTGTGGATAGTTGTGGATACAAATATGTTGGTTGGGGTAATAGAAGAGATAAGAATTTCATGGTGTCAGGTTGTAGCAATACATTTAATATTGAAAAACTTAGGAAATTATTTCTTGATGACGGTGGAAAAATATTTGGCGATAAAGTAAGTATAGTTCAACAGACTATCGACTCATTTCAAGTTACAGATGATGGATGTACGATTAATGGTAATGAATATGATTATGTAATAGACTGCACAGAAAAAAATCCACTGGGATGGGAAGATGATTATATGAATCCTAGTGTCGTATTCAGTAATACTGCATTAATATTTGAGAATCCCGAACCAAGTCATTGGAATTATACTATTGAGTATGCTGCACAATACGGTCATATAGTGGGCATACCGTTACAGGATAAGCAAAGATGGGTTTACCTATACGATTCATCAATATGCACCAAAGAACAGGTTATAGAGGATTTTAAAGGGGTATTTCCAGAGACATTTATAAACTTATCTTTAAATAATAATTGGGATGAAAATAGTTTTATACCACACAATTGGAAACCTAAAATATCAAATTATGTAATACATCCTAAAAATAAAAGATACATTAGAAATGGATCTGCACTTATTAATATAGAACCTGGTGCACCTGGTACAAGTGCTGAATCAAGTGCCTTTATTGCAGAGCAAATATGTAGGTATTTGTTTAATGATAATGCTAGAGATAGAGAAGTGCATGACCACATGTTACAGTTGCAATTTAGTAGTTTTATTATACAAACTTTACAGTCTTTCTTATGTTTTACATATCAATATGGTTCAAGACATGATACACCATATTGGAATAGAATTAAAAAAGAAGCAACAGAGTATTTGAATAGTCCAGTATTCTCACATCCTGGCGTATTTGCAGGTCATAAGTTCTTAGATAATATTATAAGTGAGACATTTACAGAGGAAGATTTTAGAATAGCACATCACTCACAAAATGCTAGTGGAGCATTAATATTACCGTACTCATGGATGAATAATGCAAATATGTTTTATGAGTATTCATTAGGTTTAGGTAGTCCATATTCTCATTTATTATCAACTTTGGGTAATGTTGATCCACCAGAACCATTTGGAGAAATAGGATACGATTGTATATGAATTTTGAACATAAAAAAATAGTTATAGTTGGAGGTGGCACATCTGGGTTGGTTGCTGCTGCACTAATGAATAATTTTTGGAAAGAGAAAGTTGATATATCAATATATTATAATCCAGAGAATCAAAGTATAGGTGTGGGAGAAGGAACTACACCTAGTTTTGTTGATGTATTTCAAGAAACTTTAGGATATAACACAGAGGATGCTATTAGAGAATTAGATGCAACAATCAAGTTAGGTGTATTATTTAAAGATTGGATTCCAGACACAGAATACTATCATGGATTTGCAGAGGTCACTCATGATGAAACAGATACTAGAAATCCAGAATTATCAAGTAATGTAAGTTCATTCTATTCTTTAATTAATAATTGTTATGATGGTGGTATTAATTTCAGTAAGGCAACTAATACCGTCCCTGCTAATAATGAGTTACATAAACATGATTTTGCATTTCATATAACAACAGATAAATTATGTGGTTTTCTGTTTAAATATCTCAAAGGTAGAGTTGATATTATAGAAGATAAAGTAAGTGAGGTAAAAACTGATGGTAAAAATATTCAGAGTATTATATGTGAGAAGAGTGGAGAAGTGACTGCGGATCTATTTGTAGATGCAAGTGGACTTGATGCTATGTTACTTAATAAGTTAGATGATGCAGAATGGGTAGATTTATCAGAGCATTTACCGTTAGATAGGGCAATACCACAGAAAGTAAAAAATAATAGTGGTTCTATTCCAAGTTACACACTAGCAAATGCAACTAAGCATGGGTGGATTTGGCAAATCCCGTCACAAACTGAATATGGTACGGGTTACTTGTATTCATCTAAGTTTACTACTGATGAGGAAGCAAAAGAGGACTATAATAATTGGTTACAAAAAAATCATTCAGTTGAATTAAATGATGAACCTAGAATAATTAAATGGAATAGTGGGTATCAAAAGAAAGCATGGATCGGTAATTGTGTAGCAGTAGGTTTAGCAGGGGGATTTATTGAACCTCTCGAAGCATTGACCCACCAATATCTCACTTTTATGATAGAAACATTCTTGAGTGTAAATTCTACTCTCAAGAGTTTAGAATATAATAGAGATAGATTTAATATGTGTCAGAATAAAAAACTATTTGATTACACACAATTTTTAAACTTACACTATTGTACAAATAGAACTGACTCTAAATTTTGGAGACACATGAAAGATCACAAAACTGATTGGGTAAAAACAATAGAGGAAAAATGTAAACATGAGTTCTTAGATATATTTGATACTGACGATATGTTGGATTACTGGGGAAATGATAATTACATACAGGTAATGAAGGGTATCAATATGTTTAATCAAAAGGCAGTTATGGAGTATATGTGGTCAAGAAAAAATCCAGAATTATTATATGATGATGCTAAACAACAACATGATTCTCTCACACATGAAAAAAGTAAAACTGTTATGGTAGATCATAGGGAATATTTGGAGACAGTTAAAGAACTGTCACATTTGCCCTATCTTTCTTGACAGGATGCATTATAATAGAAACATGAGAGGGATATACGGTTGCTATGCCCGAACATTAAGTCCTATAAGGCAGCAGTAGGGGTGCAGGTGTAAGCGATTCCCATAGCGTAAATTTGGGCAACATGGGTGAAACCCAGATCATTGCCCCGTTCCCTCTCATCAAACTATTATGAAAATTCCAAAAAGGTCAGACATGGTAACATCACAAATTGCAGGTAGAAATGCTAAGAAAGCAGGGCATGAATTTGAACACAGACTTGCACTTACATTTGACAATTTGTTTGGTGGTAAACATAAAGTTGATGGTAGATCAAATACCAAAGTTGATATTGTAGAAGAGAATAGTAACTGGAAGTATTCAGTTAAGAGTGCATCAAAGAATCATACTCAAGTAGGATTATATTCTACCTCTAAATGGATCGAACATTTCAAATTAGAGGGTACATTATGTGAACTATTCTTAACTCAGTTTTTCGGTTATCCTAATAAGGAACAGGTATCTATAGTCCAGAAAAAACATCCTAAACTAAAACTTACTGATAAAGAAATACATCAGAATAGGGTATATAAGGAAAATATTGAAACTAAGGTATCAGCAGCATTTCTCAGGTGGATTAACACCAATAAAATGGAAGTTTTAAGAGTAATTGTTGAGAGAGGATTCTCAGGAGAAAGTATCAACACACTTATTTGGCATAGGAAGGGAACAGAGAATATAACTATGATCCCTTTACAAACTTTACAAAGTAAGGTTAAAACTGGTAAGTGGACATTAAATAATACTACCGCAGAGTTTAGAACAAAGGATGGCGAGAAGTTATTTCATTTACAGATGAAAGGATCAGGTAAAAAATATACTTCGGGTTATCATGGAATGATGTTTCACATTTACAGATGAAAAAACTATTAAAAAGATGGAGACTTAAGTTTCTATTAAAAAGAAAAAATCCTAACAAAAAAATAACAATTACCGACAATCCTGACGGATCACAAACTATTACAATACTATGAGTGACAAACATTTTTATTCCATTAATATCATGAGTGATAACAAATACTTTGGTGCTAGAGATATTATGTCAGATGAAGCATGGGACATGGTATGGGAAGGACTTAAAGAATATTGTAAAGCAAATGATATGGAGGAAGATTATATAAAGTATGATACTTATTTTAGAAGTCATTTAACAAACAAAACTGCTAAACACAGACAAAAGTATTGTAAGGAGGGCATGGATTCAATAATAAAAATGTTCGAGGTTACTGAAGCAACTGAACTGGATACACCAAAATGAATAAAATTAATGTAGGATTTGATTTGTTTCAAATGGAACAACTAGACCATATTCTTAATGAGATAGAAGAAAACCCAAATTTCAAAGATAGGTTTATTATAGATGAAAAGGCATATCATGAAATAAGGGATGTTGTCAATAATGTAAAAAAATGTTATAATGAAGCATTAGATCAGATCGGATTTACCGTTCAAGATCATTTTTTAGACAAAAACGACTATCCAGACAAATGTAATGAGGTCATCCAAATTATTAATGAAAAAATATAAACCTATCGTACTTGCAAGAATGATAGGCACTTATGGTATAATATTAGGATACTTCATCACATTACATATTAGTACATATCTCGGTGCTATGTTCAATGTCGTATTTGAGTTAATGGCATTACCATTTTACTTAAAAAATAAAATGTGGGATGTTGTTATTATGTTCATTTTCCTATTAACAATAGGGTTTAGTAAACTAGCAGTAGGAGTTTCTTAATGGAAACAATCAAAATTAGAAATCAAGTTAAAAGTAAATTTTATTATTGGTTTTGGGGAATTGCAACTATATCAGTATTTACAGGTCAATTGTATGTTGGGTCAGGGTATCGAAGAATGGCGGATACAAATGATGCAATATCAGCAGATATAAATTTGTTAGTTGAAACTTTGATCGCACCAAAGATAGAGATATATCAGGAGGATGATTATTATTTTAGAGACTATCCTACAGATGGAGTAATCAGATGAATTTTATTTCCTACATTAAACATAAAATCAAATACTTTGCAGAAAAGAGGAATGTGCCAGTAGAAAAAGAGTCACACAAACATGTAAGAAGAGATTTAGATCGTCTATAATGGGTACATGATAAACCAAATTATGAACACCTACGATTCCCCTTATGAGATAGGACTTGGCGATAGCGTCAACTACAACTTTAAGAATTATCTAGTTCTTATTAATTACATCAAAGGCGAAACTGATG